GTCCTTCAGCCTGTACTAAGCTCGGTGAAAAACGCGTCCGTCATATCCGTGTGCGCGGAGGCAACTCCAAATACCGTGCCTTGCGTCTGAATGAAGGCAACTTTAACTGGGCTGCACATAATTGCTATGTACTTATTATTATTTGTGTTGTATTTTAATTATCCGACGCGTCGACAGCAATAGGCATCGAGGCGAGAGACAACGCGGCTTTCACAGACAGAGAATTGACAGGCAGATCCTTCAGCAGTCGATCTCTGATATTGTCGTCAAGCTTGCCCATTCGCATCATCAATCCGAGCAGCGTGCCAAAATACGATTTGACCATTGCCTGCTTGTATTGGGTCGAAAACCGTCTTGCATCGAGTCGATTATCGACTATGGCTTGATTGAAAGCGCGAACTGCCAATCTTGTGATAGCAGGGTGTGCTGCGAGTGGTGTCATGACCTCGACAATCCAGGATTTCGCTTTGTCAGACAAAACATCTGACTCGGCTCTCGCGTACGCTGACGCTAGCGATAGCAACATTACGATATCGCGATCGACTCCTGGCTCTTTGATGATGCCGTAGTAGGCGCCACCTCGATCCGGCATCTTCGATTTACCAACGAGCAGCTCGAGAGGATTGATCCTCAGTTTCAGATCGATGTCATCCCCACCCGGATTTTCCATGACAATATCGAAGAAGAATGGCTTCTGAATGTCCTTCTCGATGAATTGTTCTACATCCCCGGAGTACTGAGTGTCGTATGAGGCCGACAGATCGAGCGTTTGATGCCGAGCGGGCAACGCCGTCGGTATCTGAGATGTTGCGCCCGATACGTAGATGAGCGCGGATTGAGGATCCGCGAAATAGGCAATATCAGGAGACGCCGCATCGATCCAGGAACGCCAGTGTTCACCAACTCTGACAGCGTAGATCAGTCGAAAAGGCATGCTGTCATCATCTGTTTTGACGACACCCGTCATCTGAGACTGAGCCATGGCCAGGTAGATGATATCGACGTCAGATACACCAATGGTTCGCAATATCGGTTTCTGGCCAACATCTGTGACCCTGGCCGAAATCTCATCAGCAACAAGATTGGCGAGTCCTGTAGCCGCGTCGAGAGACAAAATTGTTCTGTTGAGTTCCGGAGCGATGACTGTTATCGGTACGTACTCCGACGGAATCAAGGATAGCTCCGATCCAGATGCGAAGTCCACGACATTGACCACATCAAGCTTTGATGCTTGAGACAAAGGCATGTAAACAACCAATCCGCGGTATACGCCGTCAGATGCCGAGCATGGTACGAGACCGAAGAATTCCGCGAACTTGGAGAGCGGGATTGACTCGATAGATGGCGCTGATTGGATGATCGTCAAGATCTGATTGCACGCCTCCCGCATGTCAGAATTGTCGGCGGTCGCGAATCGAACGAATTTTGAGTCGACAGAGTCGGCCAGGAAATTGGCGTATGTCGCGAGATTGGACAACGTTGAGGATGCCCTCATCGTATTGGTCAATTGGGCCGGGTTGCGATGGTAGTGCTGGATGAGTGCTTGCACGATATCGAGTTGTTCGAGTCGCAGCCTGATCTCCGGCATCGCATGAGACGAGTTTCTCAGCAGGTCTCCGATAACCTCACCAACAATGTTGGGTGACGAATCAGCGTCGAGTCGCTTCGCTCCTTCCGCGATCCTCGCTTCAGAGAAGATGTCACGCATCGACTCCAGGATGATCACTCGCTTGAGAGAGCTCATCGTTATTGCCAACGAGTCATCTTTCCGAGCGAGTTTCTTCTCGGGACCGACCAATACGAGATTCATATGATGCAGAATTCTCGTGATGACATACGCTATCGCAGTAACAACATTTGGATTGCTGCCTCTGCCTCCGAGAACTGAACCCGTAACATCAGCGATAGCGCGCTCAGTGATCGTATATTTACCCCTGCTCAGAGGAGTAGATACTCTGGGGAACAGAGTGGTGATTATCGTCTGAGCGACGTCGGGCGATGCGAGAGTCCTTCGAAATTCTTCGAGATCATCTTCGGTATCGACGGTTGAGGCGAGCAATAAGCCCAGTGCCTCATCAGCGTTCTTGCCTGAGAGATCGAACATCCGATAGCCAGGATAGTGACGACTGATCAGGATTTCGGTCGGAGCATGAAATGTGATGAACTCCGTCGATGCCATGAGTATGGAGTCCTCAGTTGAATGCTCTCGCATTGCGTCCTGATAACCGAATCCCGCCGCGAGTCCCTGAGCAACATGAAATGCTGATTCGGTCGGACCCATGTTAGGACGTTCGATGAGATCGGGAACGCCATTGGCGTTAGCGTCGCCTGGTGTTGGTTTCTTCTTGGCCATTAGATTTGCTCCTTATTGATGGAATGCAATTGGATTTCAGAGAATAGAGAGAAATTCTCCACTTGTGCCGGGACGACAAAGTCGACCTCGGATACTGCCTCAAATCCCCGCAACGCGGAGTTTGAGTTGAACGTGAAAGGTATCGGTTGTCGGTGTGTGCGATCGGCAACAACACCAGAGAATACACCAGCTTGCACCGAATCAACGACTACATACGCTGGCACTGCTGATGATATTTTGTCGATGAACGACCGAACGTACTGAGGGTCACTCTGCAACGGGTTAACAGTCGCGACCATTGAGATGCCATGCAGAGCAAGAGAGTTTGAAACCCTGGTCAATGCAGTAAAGAAAGGCATGATAATACCTTTATCACCGGCTGGACCATCTGTCTCAAACAGCGCAGCCCGTAACGAATCGAGCACTATGAGACTACGAGAGTTAAAAGCCTCGAATGCTCCAAACAACAGAGCCTCATCGATATCGTTGTACAGAGGTAGATTGTTAAGCTCCTCCATGTCGTCCGGCGGCTCGACAACGAGATAGCGCTTCGCTGATGGAAGGTTGCGGATGAGCGTTGATTTGCCCGCGGCTGATGCGCCAGTGACTATCGTGAGACCTCTTGGTAGTGGCACGCCCATTGATCCACCAACCTCAAAGGGTAGCGTGAATTGAAGAGTTCTTCCTTCTCGTGAGCTCAACGCTTCTTTGTTGATGATCGGGGAGTCAAACGAGTGTCCCTTCCTCCTGATCTCAGGGTTGCCTCTCTTGAGGTCAATAATACCAACACCCTTCCTTGCAAAGAGGTTGAACTCGGAGATGCCCGACACGGATTGGATTTCTCCAGTCGCTGTGACATCCGAGGTCGGTTCGCTTTCGTGTTTCATTTGTTTGCTACTCCTGTTTTAAGATTCGTACTCTTCTAGTTCCACGGTTGGAACCTTGAACAAGTGGCGAATCTGGTTAAAGAAGTCGGCTGCCGGTATGGTAGCGACAATGCTATCGAGCACTTCAGGTGACACGTCGTCCGGATCAACTCTGTAGTGAAGGTAGTTTGGGTTGGCAATGACCATCGCGTCAATCGCGTCGAATCGTTGCCGTCGAGCGACAGATCTAGCGATTAGATAGGGATTAACGCCTACGTGATTTCTGACCTCTTCTTCATAAATTCTGTTGAGATCGCGAAATATCGGAGTTCTGGCATATTGCTGATATCTAGCGAGAACGCCCTCAGAATAGAGGACTGGCGCCTTCGTTTGAATCCCTTGTTCTCGCGCTAGAGCGTTAACGATATATGTAATCGGATTTGGGTATGCCCTCTTCTTTCCACCGTCAATCGTGAAGACGTCACCCAGAAAGATTACTGGAGTCTCCGGTTCCAAGACGGCGTAGGGAGATTTTGCTTCACGCAGCATTCTAGCTACAACAGCAGAATTGGTCATTAGAGTGGCATCATCTCCCATGTCGAGCATGGCGTGATCGTTGTTCTTACCTTGCAGAAAAGACTCAATCTCACCAGGCGAACTTATCGCTCCAGCATCTCGGAATAGGATGACATAGACGAATGTCATCCAAAGCTTCCCAAGATCAGGATTGATAAATATGCCCGATGGTAATCCAGTATTTAGACCTGCTACGCCTGAAAGCGGGTCGGGTCCAAAAATTGGATTATAACTATCTGGAGTCTTCTTCCATGGCGGAGCAGCGACATAGGACGCGTGCATCATGCGGTCAAGAGTTTTGACAAGAGCTTCGTCCCAATAGAGAGTGAGTTCTTCAAATAAGAAGTTGAAAAACCACTTTGGTAGCGTAGTATCCATATTAGCTACATCCGAACCGACGACATATTTATATCGCGAGATTCTGGACTCCTTGTCTTCTGGTCCTCTGGTCTTGTAAGTGAAAGCGAATCTCGTAAGGTAGACTTTCCTGACACAACCCATGATTGCTGTCATCGTGTAGTTGAGCAGGCCGGACATCCCAAACACGCTACGTCTCCTCATCGCGAAGTGGCCGTCGATAATTCCGCCATCTCGATCTGGAGCTTCCATATTGGCGAAGGATGATACAGTGATCTTACCATGCCTGGCGTTGTCTTCAGATAAAGCTGGCCGAGGTTTGGATGTAAATCGCCCATCATCACCTTTGATGATCTTGTTTGGTTGCTGTCTTTGATAGATGGCGTAGAGCAAAATGGAATGATACTCATTTAGAGCTCTTTTAAGCCCAGAGGGACCACCAGACATGTTCTTCAGAAAGTCATTGATATTGTGTAAACATTTGAGCGTTCCAAGCTTTTTGTATTGAATATCAACTGTAAACCATGGAAACGAAGTCGTGGCTTCCTTTCTGATGTGAAGATCAGCTGGCGTCACCGCACCAAAGAAGAGCTTGATTATCTCTTTGAGATATGGAACGTCGCGAGCCGCGATGCTCTCTTTCAAGCCCAGACTCTCAACAAGCGCAGAGTTATCGGTGGATGGCAGAGGTAATGGGTCCATTCCGACTCCAGATACGTTCAACAGAGCGTAGAAATCTCCTGGCACCGCTGTTGGTCCAGCAAAACCATCGGTTCTAACATCTCGTGGGAATTCATCTGTGAGTCTGCGAGCTAGCGCCTCTGTTAATGAGAGAGCGGCGCTATCTCTGGCGTAAAGAAAGCGGTCCTGATCGAATCTATTATCAGGATCATCTCTATACGTTAAAGGGAGGATCGCATTCTCGATATCGCGATTGACTCGAGACACGAACCTCTTTGCTCCAGGAGATTTGAATAGATAATCAGATTCAGATGGTATCCTCATCATCTTCCTCCTCACTGGAATCGGGGATTGGAACGGCGTTAGCGACATCTCTCAACGAGCTGGGTCCAGAAAAACGACGATCCAATTCTTTGGAAGATTCGTCAGACTGCGACGCATCTGAGAGTTTCTCTTCTTCCTTCTTCCAGGGTGACCGATCTCCCGCTCGCTGATTCGCAATCAGCTTAGCTGATAGACCCTCTTCGATCGATGGCCAGGGGATCGATCTAAGACCGATTTGCCTTGTGGCCTGCGTGAAAAGAATATCATATCGCGCTCCTGGAAGTTCAGTTAGGACTGCGACCTTCTTTGCCTCTTGGAATAGTCTCCAAGAGCGCTCGAGCGCGGTGAGCTCAGCACCAGAAATCGCGACTATTGCGAACTCATCCTCTGGAGCTTCCATCGCTAGAGGGGCTAGCCGTGTGAGAAGTGGTCCTTCCGTCACAAAATCAGAAAGTTCATTTGGAAGAGGAGCGGCGAGAGGAACAAGAAAGACGTATTTAAAGAAATCGCCCTGTGGTGTTTCGACTCGTTCGAGGTCGGAGTTTATGTCGTTATCCATGATAGTGTCCTATTTTGATGAAAGAATATCTCGAATACACTGAGTTTGAAATTCAGCGTAGTGGAGACGGATTGATCCGAGAACCGAAGACTCATCCGTTGATGTCATCCTGGATATTTGGCTTGGAAAATAGCCCAAATGCCATAATCCAATCACGCCAGTCGCGAATTTATCGTCGTGCGGCGCGATCAGATGGAACGGAAGCTTATGTTCCATGACGGTTTTGATCAACTCAACCTTGGCGTCCTTTACCTGTTGAATCAATGACTGTCGAGCCCGTTTGAGCTCGGCGTCGCTAATCCCGTTGGGCGCATGTTCAAACGCTTGATGAGTTGTCTCTGTTTTAGTCTTTCTTTTTGATGTCGGTCTGCTCATTGATGACTCCGTTTGGAAGTGAAACCAGCGTATCCATGATGTTCGGATACATCTTCATGTCGTACTGAACTTTCTTTAGATCGTAGACATTCATTACAAGCTCGACATGTTTATCGAGCCTTCTAGCTACAAGTAACAATCTAGAGATGTGGTGGAGAACTACGTCTTTGTCTTTAATAGCCATATCTCGGAGATCATCTACATTAGGTCCACAATTGTTAAATGTTCTATCAAATCTCAAAGACGTAGATATAAAGAACAACTGCTGGATGTATTCTTGAATAGTGTCCACCATCATGACTAATTCACTAATTCCCTCGACAAGATTATCGGCGAGGAACTTGTCGTCTCTCTTATAGATATAGTTGATAACAGCATCTCTAAGAGTTCTTCTTTCGAGAAGACAAGCTGCTATCTGCTCGGCTTCTAACATCAGATTTGAAATCATGTTGTCGTAAGCGAGCGATGGTACTGATCGCTGTGCTGGAAATCTGATACACAATTTGGTCTTATCAACGGCCAAATCAACGTCAAACTCGCGCTCGAGTCGGCGCAAATCAGATCTTCTATCACACTTATGGCATAGTGGATAGGTGTTCAGGGATTGGGTCGAATGGACGAGCGTTTCGCATGAATGACATTTAAAATCAAGAGGCCTGTGGTCATCAGTTTGCATAATCGCCTCCAAATACATTGTCAATCAGGGTGCAAATTTCGTGATTATCAGCTAGAAACAACGATCGTCCTACCGGTTTCGGCCGAATCAAGAGTGACTCGTCATATGTCGAGTACCTGTCAACATAATCATAGATTGTTGTCAGCCTACTCATTTCGTTATGTAGTAGGGAAATTGATAGGTTCTGATCATGTATGATACTAGCTACGTGGTTGAGGTAATCAACGACATCTGGTGCGTAGATCTTGTACTCATGTTCAGCAAGTATCCTCATTGGCATGAAAGCTGCCATATGAAGATTGGTTAGAACGACAAGATTACTTGTAAAATCAAAGCTGATAAGCTTGCCATACACGTCTTCTAATAGTAGCGAGTACTGTTCTGTCGTAAGAGCTCGCAAGTATTCGCAGCTTGTTGGAACACCAAGCATGCCTAAGACTTTGTCTGTGTCTATGATTGCGTGGTGACTGGCTGCTAATGTAGTCTTTCCGGTAAGTGGGGGTGATTGTATGAATGTTAGTTTCATTAGTTTTATCTCGTTGTGAATTGAATTTACTTCTTGGTTGATGTCTTCTTTCTCGATCTCAGAGAGAATATTAAGTCGACGACTAAACCAATTGGCGTGCGTGTTTCCAAAGTTTCAATACGCTCAACGAATTTGATCGACGAGTTCGTCATATCTCCAATCTTGAGAAGTCCTTCTACCGTTGACTTCTTCTGACTAGCGTCATCTTTAATGCTAACCATTTGTTGTCTCCATGTTAATGGGTGGGTTCAGTAATCTAAGAATTTCTTATTGCTTCATGATACTTCTCCTTTTAATTAACAAATTTGGCTTGTGTAACAATATTGAGTTTAATGTCAGTTTGTACATAGCGGACGTATAATACAAACAGTCTCGTGACACCCTCGAATTTTAAAAATTCTCGTTTTCGATGATTTGAAAACAACCGTCGTAACAGTTGCCTAGAGGTGGGCTCGGATGTGAATCAATTATGCCGTGACTTAGTTTCACTTTGAGGTCTGCGGGTTTGGCACCGGCTGGCCTCGAGATCTCCG